GGCGACGCAGGTTGTTCTCGAACGTGATCCCCGCCGACATGACGTAGTTCGGCCCCGTGATCGCGGTGCCGCCCTCGGCCAGCCGGCCGACATTGCTCGACGTGTTGAGAACGTCACCCGTGGGGGCCGCGACGGTGGTCGCGCCGCTGAACCGCGCGCTGTCCTGGATCACCGCATCCTTGCCGACGAACGTGGCGTCCGCCGTCATGATGCTCTCGCTCTCGAATCCGAAGGCGAGCGTCCCGATTTCCATCCCGCGCAGGTACTCGTAGGTGACCGGGCTGTGGTCGCCGAACTCGCGCTCGATCGTATAGCTGTGCTCGGCGACGCCATTGCGGATGTAGTCGCCGACGAAGACGTAGAGCGAAACCGACGTGCCGGTGTCCGCGGTCCAGCCGGTCGGCACGATGTCGAAGGACAGTCGCCCGGCGGCAATCGCCGAGATGCGCGCCCAGCCGTTGTTGGCGCCGGTCGCGAACTTGTTCCCGGTCGCCGAGCCGCCGATCTTGACCCACATCCCGACGACAAGGTCGTAGTCGGTGAAGTCGAGCGTCGTCGAAGTCAGCGCGTTGCCGCCCGAGGTCACTGCCAGAATGTCGCCCGAGGTTCCGGCGAATCCGACGACGCGAATGCGAGCGCCGGCGGGCGGTGCGCTCTCATCGGTCAGGCCGGGCGACGACGCCACGACGATGGCCTCGTCGTCGGTGCCGGCGATGGCGGGGAACAGACCATTGTTCCCGCTGTTCGTGAACCCGGACGTGCGGACGAGGTCGCCGACCTGAAAGGCGGTGCCGGTGAGTACCTCGAACGTGTCGCTGGAAGCCACCACGCCCGTGATCGAGCTGTCCGAGGTGACGTTGTACCGGCCGTTCTGCTCGACCCAGTCCGAGAACATCGCGCCCTCGATCGGGATGTCGAGTGCCTGGTGCGACACCTCGAACCCGAGCGGCCCGCCGGCCTCGGCGCCGACCAGGATCAGGTCCGTGACCTGCCGATCCGACCGCATCTCGTTCGACGTCACCGTCGTCGGCGTGAAGCTCGGATTGCCGGAAGTGACGCGCAGTTCCTGGAAGGCAGGCGTCGCCGGGGTCGTGCCGAAAGTCGACTCCTCGACGATGCGGATCGCAACGCGATTCGTGTCGCTCATGATGGGGCTCCATCTATGGGACGGGCCGTCTCCCGACGGTCCCCTGCGCTTTGCCCAAGAGCGCGGTCTGGATCAGGCGGGCGCGGGCTTCACGCCGCCTATGCTTCAAGCCGTGATGTCGTACTCGTAGTCGATGGCGACCGTGGCCCGGAGCCACCGGCCGTCCTCGTGACCGAATCCGATGCTCGGCGGGTCTGCCCCGTAGCAGCGGATGCCGTCGAAGGTCTGCCCCCGGAAGATGCCGCGGATGGTCTCCGCGTACTCGCGCAGCTTGGTCTCGCCGTTGCCCGCCAGGCCGAACACATGGATCTGAAAGGTGCCGTCCTCACGGAAGCGGTTGTTGCCGGGCGCGCCGACCGTGATCTGCTCCTCAAACCCGCCGATGCCGAAGTCCGGCGCGACCCAGTGGACCGTCGCCTGCCCCGGCGGCGCGCTGTCCGACAGCAGCCAGATATCGGAGACAATGGGAGTCGTCGCGCCCCAAGCCGCGACCAGCCGTGCCCGGACCTTCGTTGCGACGTGGCTCGAACTCATGTCGGCGACCCCAACCTGCCACTCTCGGACTGGAACAGTTTGATGCACGGGAATACGGCCGGTCGGCGAACGCGCTTGCGGTTCCTGCCGCCGCCCTGGAGCCCCATCACCGTCATCCCGGTGTCCAGCTTGACGTAGGTGAAGTCGATGAACGCCACCTTGCTGTACCGGCGCTTCGCGGCCCCGTAGACCGCGCGATAGACCCCGTTCGGCGCCTGCTTGGACTGGCCCCGCAGCGCAGCGCCGCCGGTCTTCGTACGCGACCGGCCCTCGATCTTCTTGGCATACGGCTGGGTGTTGACGATCTGGATGCGGTCGCCCGGCTTGTATTGACGGATGACGGCCTCGGGGTCACTGCCCACGCTGACACCGTTCCGCATGATGATGTGGCTGTCCCGATAGCGGCCGGTCAGCACTGGCGACCGCCGCACAATCTCCGCGAAAATCCAGCGCAGCAGTTCCGCGATGTCGCCGCGCGCGATGAACTCGATGACGCCGCCGAACCGGACGGCCTCCAACGGCGCGTCGTAGCGGCGGTCGACGATGCGCCGGGGCCGTTCGTCGAAGCCCCGGACCTGCTCCTCGGCCAGCGCCTGCCGGGCCACCGTGACCTGATACTTGCGCAGGTCCGGCTCCAACTCCGCGTCCCATACGGCGGCGACGCTTTCCCGGCGGGCTCGGGCCATGTTTGCCACCTTTCCGAGCCTGCGATAGTGTTGCGCGCACAACCGAACGGAGCCCCATGCCTCGACTGATCTTCGCGGCGCTCGTCGCGTTGCTTCCAGGCTTCCCCGCGCTGGCGCAGGGCAGCCACATCATCGGCGGCTCCTATGCCGCGTGCGAGATGCCGCATCAGATACAAGAGGCGCAGGCCGCGCTGGCGGCCGGCGATCAGAAGTGGTTCCGCACCGTCCGCGGCTGCTTCAGCCCAGAGATTGGCACCCGCGTCGGCGTCATCAGCCGGTCCGGGGCCTTCTGGAAGGTCCGGTTGTTCTATCCCAACGGCCGATCGGGAGTCGCATGGGTCGATAGTCAGGCCGTGCGGTCCCTAGACGGGAACGACCCGCACCTTCGACGGCGCTAGCCTCCCTTCGCCAAGAGAAAATGCGCCAGCACCGTCCCTTCGTCGGTGCGGGTGTCGGCATCGTCCTGGAGCACATAGTCGCCGGAACCGATCCGCAGGTAGTCGCCCTTGCGCGGCGGCCCCGGCCAAGCTGCGGCGGCGATCTCGCGATTGCTGATGATGACCATCAGCGTCTTCTGCGTCATGCCGCCGGCCAGAACATCACCGACCTCGCCCGGCGTCGACCGGCGCTTGCCCTTCACCGTCACGTCGGTCCATGTCGGCGGGTCGCCGGGCACCATTCGACGCAGGGTCATCGTCTCGCCATGGGTGGCCAGGATGTCCGCGAACGGCTTCTCGGCGAAGGATGGCATCAGACGAACCAGTGAACCCGAAACCGTGCCAGCATCGCCCCGACATCCGCCGGGACTGACCCCGAGAGAGCGGCCGGGTCGCCTGGCAGTGCATACGCTTCGCGATAGACGTCGGGCACATCCCGCGACTTCAAGAGAGGGTCGCGGCCGTTCTGGAAGTACCAAGCGCGCGTCAGGGCCGTTGCCGCCATCTTGAGATCGTCCGGGACCGTCGCCCAACCGGCGGTGTAGGACACCACGGTCTTGCCGGCAGCCCACGCTATTTCTTCATCATCGGACAGCCTCGTCAGGCCGCCCTCGGCGATTTCGTAATCGGATGAATCGAGCGTCGTGCCCGCCTCGACGACAGACTGGACCGACACAATCGGCCGACGAGACAGCCGCAGCCCGTAGGCGCAAGATGCGGCGCGAAAGGTCTCTCGCAAGACCTCAGAGCGCAATGTCGGGGTCGAAACGCCATCGGCGGCGACACCGCATTCAGCCGCGATGGCGTTTGATACCCGCAGCCCGAGCGGGGTCAAGATCGAGTCGGCGGTGGTGTCTGCGGCCGTCAGCCCGACCGCGGTCCGAAGCTCGGCAGCAGTCAGCAAATTGTAATCGGCCGCCGGGGTCAGAACGACCAGCATCTCAGCGCCCCGCCTTCGCAAGCACCGGATACAGATCGCACGTCACCACCGACCCGTCGGCGTTGGTCAGCGTCAGCATCCCTTCGGCATCGATGTGCATCGCCGCGACCGGCGGCCCTGCCTTGCCGGGCTCGCCGCGGAGGCCCTTGCCGACCTCACCCGGCTTCCCGGCCTTGCCCTGCGCCGCGATCATCTGCCAGCCCTCGCCGGGGCACGGGCCGGGATCGTCGCGGCGAGCGCAGAACGCCGCACCGTTGAGCGCGACGACATCGAGCCGGCGATAGGTCTCGGCCTCATTCCATGTCGCGCGGATGTTGAGCGACCGCCCGTCCTGCCCGTCTCGGCCGGCCGCCGCGATGAGCAGCCAGTCCTCGTGCGGCGGCTCCCGGCCGGTGTCGCGCTGGGCCTGATAGACGGCCCCGCCGTGGGTCACGACGTCCGCCTCGTAGTGGACGCCGTCCGCCCATTCTCGGACCACCGGCAGCTTGCCGGGCGCGCCGGGTTCCCCCGGGCGGCCGGGTTCCGGCGGCGGCAGCGCGGCAACCACGGTTTCGACCAGCGCCCGAACCATCTCCGGGTCGGCGTCCTTGCCGGCGGGCGCCGGCGGCAGTGCCGCGATCGCATCATCCACGGCCCGGGACACCGCCGCGCCGATCTCCGGGCGCACGGCATCCAGAACGAGCACCGCCACCACCGCAGGATCGGCATCACGGCCCGCCGGGGCCGGCGGCAGCGCGGCAACCGTCGCCTCGACCATGGCCCGCACATCCTCCGGGTCGACGCTGACGCCATCCTTCGGAACGGGAATGCGAGCAACCGCGTCTGCGACCAGGCGCGCGATCTCCGCAGGGTCGGCGTCGCGGCCATCCTTCGGGGGCGGGATCGCGGCAACCGCATCCCGGACCATCGCCTCGACCACCGCAGGATCGGCATCACGGCCCGCCGGGGCCGGCGGCAGCGCCGCCACGGCATCTGCCACGGCCTCGCGCACGGCCGCATGAACCTCCGCCGGATCGACGCCGCGGCCGGACTCGCCGTCCTTCGGCGCAGGGATCGCGGCCACCGCGCGCTGGACCTCGGACACGATAACCGGCGCGACATCCTCGATCGTGACCGACCGGCCCGGTTCGCCATCCTTGACGGTCGCCAGGCGCGCAGCGACCGCCTCGTCGATCGCGACACGGATCGCCACGCGCTCGGCGCTCAGCGCCGCCACTTCCGCGCGCAGTTCCGCAATGACTAGGCCAGCCTGCGCCTCGATCCTCTCCCGCTCCCGACGCCATTCATGTTCGAGGTCCGCGATCACGTCCACCAGTGCCGCCCGCAGCGCGTCATCCGGCGGCAGCAACGCGGCGCCTCCGGGCATCGGCGCGAAGGCGGACGGGGTCGAATGCGACAATGCCGCGCTCCCCTGCTGCATCGTCGGCCTCATTGTCTGGTGACGGGGTGACGGGCGCCGCCGGCGTCGGCGGCTGCATCTGCGATCCGTAGCTCAGCGGGACGACCTGCTGCTGGACCCGAGGCTCGGCGCCGTGGCCGCCGGGCACCGCCGGAAGGTCTTCCTCGGCACGTGCCTCGTCGGGGCTGTAGACGCCGCTGATGACGCCGCGCGCCAGCGCCTCGATCCGGTCCTTGTAGGCCGACCGCAGAAGTGCCCGGGTGTCGAGTTCGAGGTATTCGTCGGGCTGGCCCTTGAGCCGGAACATCTGCCCGATCGCCTCCTCGATGTGGTTGAGCGCGAAGCCCAGGCCCGATGCCTTCCACGATGCCATCAGCGCCTCGGTCGACGCGAACGGGGTCCCGCCGATGCCGAGAATCTGGAGCGGGATGCGGAAGGCGAGCGCGACGTTCTGCTCGGTCATCTTCATCATCTCGGCGAGCTGGCCGTCGTTGGCCGTCGTCGTCACGGGCTTCGCCTTGAGGCCCCATGCCAGAATCGGCGTGCCGCCGGCGTTCTCGCCCTTGGTCTGCTCATCCCAACTGGCGCGGAGATCCTTCGCCTGGTCCCGCGTGAGCTTCTCGTCGGTCTCCAGCATGAAGCTGGGCCGCGCCTGGTTGAGGTAGAAGGCGACCTGCTGGTTGAGCGCGGCACCAGACATGGCGAGGTCCAGAGTCGCGGACAGGATCGGGCTTTCGCCCTTGAGCGGATGCCGTGGCGTGTGCAGCCGGACGTGGAGGACATCGCGGGCCGGGATCGGAGCAGACAGGTCGAACCGACGCTCCACGATCTCGTTGCCCGACAGGCTGTAGAACACCGAGCCGTCGGCGGCGACCATCGCCATGCCTTCGCGCATCAGGTGCAGTTCGGCGATCTCGCCGCGATCATTGCGGATGCCGACGGCGAACGCCTCGCCCCGGACGTAGAGCCGGCGCGTCAGGTTGAGCAGGAAGTCGGAAATCGACTGGTAGTCGTTCGGCCGCCGGATCACGCGGCTCAGCGCGGAGCCGGCGACCCGCTCGCGCCCGCCGTTCGGCAGCTTCCGCCAGTGGTCGCCCGGGCACATCGCTACGGTCTGCGAGTAGGCCGAGACGCACGCCTCAACCATGGCCGACGTCTCGCCGTAAGGCTGGAGCGTATAGCCGTTCTGCCACCAGTTCAGATAGCGGCCGGCTGCGGCCGGCAGCCAGCCGCCATTGAGCAGGTACGGGCCGGGACGATAGGTGCCCTCTGACCGCTTCGCCCAGGACGGCAAAACTCGTGCCAGCCAACCGGCCACGGGCTCAGTCCGCCTTTGCTTCGCGCGTCTTGTAGCCGCGCTTGGGCTCCTCGGCCTTCATCTCCTTGGCCTCGACGCGCGGCGGCGCCTCGGCCTTCTTGCCGGCCTTCGCGCGCTCGGCGTCGGCGTCGATGCCGCCTCGCGATCGGGGACCATGCGGGCGGTACTCGACCGCGCGGCCGTCCTTGTGGCGAAGGCGCCCGTCGGCGCCCGGCGAAATATCGCGCGGGTCGCCCACGGTGCCATCCTCCATGACGTACCAGGTCTCGACGGGCATGATCAGGCATCCGCCACGGTGATGACGAACGTCCCGGTCTTGCTCGCGCCAGCCGAAGCCAGCACGATCTTGACCCGATCCCGGGCGGCGGCGATGCGCGTGTTGACGGCCTCGCCGCCCGACGCATAGGCCGCCGCGACCCCCGCCGTGGTGTGCGTCGCAGCGCGCGGCCGGACCACCTCGGAGGCGTTGATGTTGGTGTCCGTCCAGACGTTCTCGCCGGTTTCATCGAGCGTGATCGTGAAGTCGACGCCGTCCGTGTAGGGCGTCGTCCCGTCCTTCACGTACTGGACAGACTCGATGTAGCCCGACAGATAGGGCGTGTAGTGGGTGCCGACCTGCGACCCGTTGGAGGTCGCGACGACGGTGAACTTGCGAGACTTGGCCATGGCCCGGTCACCCGTCGATGGTGACGTGGAGCGTGCCGGACGTCGCGTTCCCGGCCCCGTCGACCACGATCTTGATGCGATCGCCGCCGATCGCAATCCGCCCCAGAACGCCTGTCCCGCCCGAGGCGTAGAGCGCCGCCGCGCCGGCCGTCGAATGGGTCGCCGCCCGCGGGTAGCGCGTCGCCGAAGCGTTCACGCTGTCCTCGGCCCAGAGTGTTTCGCCCGTGGTCTCCAGCGTGCAGACGAAGTCGACCCCGTCCGTGAAGTCGTCCTTCACATAGCGGAAGGATTCCAGATGCCCGTACAGGGCGGGCGTGTAGACCTCCGCGTCGCCACTGGCGTCGACGGTGATCGGGATGACGAAACGACGCAGTGCCATTGGTTTTCTCCCCGCACTCTCGCGGTCAAAACGAAGGGCGCGGAACCCGAAGGTCCCGCGCCCGATTGCCGATCACCAGGTCACGGAGCTGATGTACTGCACCATGCCGGACCGGCGCATGGCCCAGGTGACGTCCATCGTCATCTTGAGCGCGACGCTGTTGGTCTGGAACATGCTGCGGACCGGAGCGGCCACCGTGTTGGGCGTGCCGGTCGCGCTGATCGCGGACGGGCTGTCCTCCATGTGGATGGTCGCCTGGTCGCTCGTCTCGAACATCGGCGAATCGCCGGTGCCGGTGACGAAGTCGGCGGCATCCACGGCGATGACCGTGCCGGCCGTGATCGAGGTCGAGGAGATGACCCGGAAGTCGGCCAGGAACTGATTCGCCCAGCCGAAGCCGCTGGCGTTCGGACCCGCCATCATGCGGACGCCGCGCGCCTGCGCCGGATTCATCAGCAGCGCCAGTGACCGGCCGGCGTTGGCCGTGTCGAACGGCGACAGCAGCGTCTTCATGTCGGCGAGGAACGCCTGATAGTCGCCGCCGCCATAGGCCGAGCCGGCCGAGACGCCGTTGAGGAGGCCGGCCGGGCGGGTCGCCGAGCTGGCCGTGGAATCGATCAGCAGGGAGTCCAGCTTGATCGCCGTCCGCGCCAGCAGTTCCGAGCGGACGATCGCTTCCAGCGCCGGGTTCGTGTAGCGCATGACCTCCTTGGTCATGGGCACGATGATCCCGAACTTGTGCGGGGTCAGCGTGATCGAATCGAGCGTCAGGCGGCCGACCGGGATCGGGTCGCCTTCCAGCACGAAGCCGCCGGCCAGGGCCGTGGTCGAGCTGGAGAACGGGATCTTGATCGCGCCGGAGTTCGGGCCGAACGTCAGGCCGACGCCCATCGAGCGCAGCACCGGATAGACCGAAGTCGGCGGCAGCAGGGCCAGGAAGTCGGCCATCGCCGTCTCGACGAGCTGCGAAGCCCATCCCGACGTGGTCGTGGTCGCGACGGCGATCGCGGTGCGGGTGACAGCCGCGGTCGCCTCGTGGCCGGGATACCGCTCCTCCAGGATGCTCTCGACCGGCCGCCCGGAGATGTGCGACAGCAGGCGGCACACCGCGGCGCGGACGATCAGGTCGGCCGGCTTCACGTCGACCGCGGCGACGCCCAGCGGACGACGGATGGCCGGGGAGGCGACGTCGCGCGTCGCATTGGCGCCAATGCTGGCCTCGGTCTTCTTGAGCGCGGCCACGGTGCGCTCGGCGCCCGCGATCTGCTCGTTCAGTTCCTCGATCGCCTCGACGTCCAGCGTCTCGGCGCGGCTCAGGTTGGACAGGGCGTCGCGCTTCGCCGTGAGGTCTTCCTGCGCGGCTTCGATGCGCTGGGACAGGGTCATGGTGGTCATGGTCTTGGCCTTCGGTCGCGGGGCCGCGGCCACTCGGGCGCGCGTCTCTTCCGCAGTCGTCGTCACGGCATGCTCGCCGCTGGCAGACACACCGGCCCGGCCTTCCTCGGCATGCTCGCCAAAGGCCAGTCGCAGCGTGGATTCGGAGATGTTCAGGGACCGCGCGATCTTCAGCGCGTTCGTGTTCGATGGAACCGAGACGAGCGAAACCTCCAGCAGTTCCTGGCGCTCGTAGTCGTACGGGCTCTTGCCCGGCACGCCGAACTCCAGCGCCGAGAACCCGACGGACACCGCCCGCAGGATGCCCTGCTCGACCAGGCGCACCAGTTCGTCGATGCGCGCCGACGTGCCCTTGGCCGCCAGCACCAGCCGACCAACCAGCCGGTCGCCCTCGACGCGCAGGTTCTCCCACGTGCCGATCGGGAATCCGTTGGAGTGCCCGAAAAGAGCGATCGGGTTGCGCTTGAACGCGGACAACTCCCATCCGTTGGGGTTGATCCGCGTTCCGTGGCGGTCGAGGCTGCCGTCGGAAATGACGAAGTCGAGGCCATCGCCCCGAGATAGCGATGTCCTCCGCTCCATCGGCGGGCCTCCGTTCAGATGATCATTGCTGCGGTATCGAGGACCGGACCCTCCGCCCCGCTCGTCGCGACGCCGACGGCCATCGCGAGGGCGACCAGTGCGTCGATGCGGTTCGTCGCCTTGCGCTTGGAAAACCACCGATTGTCGAATGCGTCCGCCTCGGTCGCCGCCGACATGATCGCGGAAATCGTCACCGGGCTTCGACGGATGCGGATGCGGCGCTCCAGCACCAGCGTTTCCAGTTCCTTCAGCGAACCCGGCATCCACAAGCCGCTGTCCGCCGCCTTGCGCTTCCCACCCTGCGGGTGCTCGACCAGCGGCACCGTGACGCCGAGGGCGTCCAGTTCGGGCTCGAAGTTCCGGCGGAATGCATAGGCGTCGTAGCCGAGCGCCGTGACCGCGTATTCGTTCGCCGCCTCGGCCACGCGAGCCGCGACGTAATCCATCCGCACGACCTGGCCCGGCGTCGCCGTCAGCCACCCGTCTCGCTGCCACACCTCGTACGGCGCCTGATCCTTGAGAGCGCGCGCCGCCAGCGTATCGGCCGGCGTCCATGCCTCGACCCATGCGTCATAGGTCGGAAGCGCCACCTTCGACCCGTCGCGCTCGACATCCACGGTGCCCGTCTCGACGACGAATGCCAGCGCGGTCAGATCGCGTGTCGCCGACAGGTCCGCGCCCATGGCGGCACGCTCGCCGGCATGTTCCAGCGGGTCGAAGTTGGCCAGCACCGCTTCCAGCGCGGCCCTGCCCATCCAAGACGTCTCGGCGTCGGTCCAGACGCAGAAGTGAAGCCGCAGAATTCCGTTCAGCTTGCCGGGGATCGCCTTGGCCTGCGCCACGGCCCGGTGCAGTTCTTCCTCTGGCATCGACACGCCGAGGAGCGGGTTCGCCTTGATCCAGCACGACGGGTCGTTCAACGGATCGTCGCCACGGTCTAGGCCGCAGACGAACGAGAACGTGCTGTCGCCGCCGTCGATCACGTCGCCCACGAACGTCGCGTCCTCGTCCGGCGTCATCGTGCCGGCCGCGACCTGGATCGCGAACTTGTGCTCGTTCCAGCAAGCCGACTGCCGGTCGCTGCCGCTGTTCGTGATCATGACCAGAAGCGGCTGCCGCCGGCTCTTGAAGCCGCGCTCCATCATCTCGATCATGTGGCCGTCGCGGTGCTCGTGAATCTCGTCGAGCAGCGCGCAACTGGGCATCGGGCCGGAATGCGCCTCGTCGGTCGAGATCGGCCGGAAGAACGAGCCGGTCTTGAGGTCGGCCAGGTTCCAGATCGGATTACCGCCCGACGGCGTCAGCCGCGCCGACAGCGCCGGCGACTGGCGCCACATATTCACCGCCGCCCGGAAGATGACCATCGCCTGCGACTTCATCGAAGCCCCGGCGTAGACCTCGGCCTGCGCCTCACCGTCCGCGAGCAGGCAATACATGCCGATGCCGGCAGCCAGCGGACTTTTCCCGTTCCCCTTGCCCATCTCGATGTAGATGCGGCGGAATCGGCGATGCGCCCCCCGCTTCCAACCGAAGATCGACCCGATGATGAACTGCTGCGCCGGCATCAGGTGGAACGGCGCGCCGTCGAATTGTCCCTGCGCGAGCCGGAGGACATCCGGGAAAAACTGGACCGCGCGCGTCGCCGCTGCCCGGTCCCAGATCAGGCCGCGCTTCGGGCCTTCGACCAGATCCTTGATGTGCCGCCGGCAGGCGTTGCGGACGTGCGGGCCGGCGACGACCTCGCCCGCGACAACCGCCCGCGCCCAGGCCGTCGCCGGATCGTCAGGCTCCGAAATACTGGGCGGCCGGGTCGGCGGTCTTTTCGCCTTCGCCGTCGGCCTTGACCCTGCTGCGCGCACTGGGCGTCATCCCGAACTCGGCCAGCCAGCCACGGATTCGACGATCCGCGTCCTGGACGACCGCAACAGCCGGATGCGCACGGAACATGGTGCCGCCCTGCGCATTCAGCGTCTCGTAGTAGTTGGAGCCGATCGCGGCCAGCTCGGCACGAGCCGCCAGATAGTCCGCATACGCCTCGCACAGCATCTCGACGGCGAAGACGTCGACCTTGGTCAACACGCCCATGCCGTCGAGCAGCGCCACGACCATGCCCCATGTCTCGCGCGCCTTGTCGCTGACATGCGCCGGGGGCGACGGGCGCTCCCGCCGTGGCTTCGGCTCGTCCCGGTTCAGCGCCCGCTTGCCGGGGTTCCCGGTCACCAGCTTCAGGTGGCTCGGAGTGGGCTTGCGACCCCTCATGGGTAATAATCTTTCAATTTTGCGGTGCTGTGCGCGGAGG